CTTACGGGCACTCGCGCACGCGATTTTAAGGTTTTGACCCGGAACTTCCGCCACTTCCGGGTGCGGTTCCAGGATTTTTGGGAGGTTTATATAAGACTTGTCGCCAAATAGATATAACGAAATAATATCGGAGGTTTCCAGGGGGGTTCCGGAGAGGAGGGCATGCTTGACGAACGCGGAGAGAACTGCGTTCCGTAAAGAGCGTGCTCGCCGAAAGAGAATTGCTATGGCCCAGCGACAAGCCGAGACTCCTAGCCCAGCATCGGTCAGTGAGCAGCGACCAGCAGTAGGTGCATCTATCGTTAACACTGAACCATTACCAACTGAAATAACGCAGGAAGTCCTTGCTGCTGGAGAGGTAAGATTGTGGAGCTACTGTTTAAACAATATACACGACCCCTCTTGCCGAAAAACTCTGGTCGAGTTTTTAAGATTTCGTAAAAACGAGTGGAAGGAGAAGTCAAAACTTGCCACGGTCGGCCTGCATGAGTATAAAGAAATGATCCAGGAGCTAGAGTCGGAGGGAGTGGAAAACATGCCTCCGGTTATTGGGGCCGACAAGGACGAGGACGATGAATAATTTAAGACGGGCACCCCTTCCGGATAAAAAACAACGAAAGTTAAATTTTTTTAGAAAGTTCGGCTACATCCCCTCCCCCGGGCAGAAACTGTTCCATTTTAGCGAATCTCGTAATCGAATACTCGTCGCCGGATCACGGTTCGGTAAATCGATGGCAGCAGCAGCAGAAATTGCTCACGTATTGCTTTATCCTGGCATATGGGTAATGATCGTGGGTACCCAGTATGAGCTCGCGGAGAAGGAGTTTCGATGGGTTGTGAGGTACTTTTCCACGGTGGATTACCGCGACAGGAAGCTGCTGGATTACTGCCACAAGAAGATTACCGGCAAGGGCGAGAAATTTTTAAGAACCCCCTGGGGATCTGTTCTGGTTACAAAGAGCACAGAGAAGCCTACCCAAATCCTTGGGGACGAATACGATCTGGTTGTTCTGGCGGAGGGCAGTCATATTTCGATTGATATTTACAATCAGTATATTCGCCGCGCAATGGGTTCGCGAAAAGCGAGGCTTATCGTCCCGTCTACACCCAATAGCGATGCCGGTATTTTGATGCACTTCTGGAAAAAGGTGGAAGAAAAAAAGAAGCACTGGGAGGGGTGGCAGTACCGAACTATCGACTCCGGTCATTTCTCCGAACAAGAATACCAGACTATGCGAGAGGAAATGGACGAGGACAACTTCGCCGAGCAGTGCGAGGGAAAATTCGTCTCTCGTCGCGGGAAGGTTTTTAAATTCCGAGATGATCATGTTTTCAAAAAGTTCCCAGATGGAATGGAGCACTGGCCGGTCATCCTCGGAGTCCGAATGAACTTCAAGAATCCATTTGTTGTCCTGTTTATCGCTATCGATAGGACAAATCGAACCTACTGGGTGTTTGACGAGATTTACCTGGCAGAAAAACTGCCATCAGAGATAGCTCCGCTGATTATTCAGAAATGCAAGGGCAGGCACGTGATTGGGAAGATCACGGAATACGGAGACGGGGCAAAGGTTATCGAGATGAGGAAATCTGGGATTGATTGCACTTCGATCGACGAGAAGGCGTTCTCTAAATCTCAGGCCGCAATGAAACGTATCCAGGCTATCCAGAACTGTTTGAAGATTCGTCCGGAAAAAGGTCCGCGGGTCCGTGTTTTTGCAGACTGCGTAAACACGATAAAAGATTTAGAGTCCTGTACCTGGCCAGATAAGCGCGAGGACAAAGAGGAGATCGAGCTCCCACTTACGAAGCATCTACACGCGCCTCTGGCCCTATCCTATGTCCTCGCGTACTGCGAGCATCTTTGGGGGATGAATATCTATGCAGAATCGACACCAAGAAGAGATGAATGATCGAAAAATTCACCAGCACGTCGGAAAAAAGCAGCCATGCCCGTATTGCGGTAGTGAAAAAGTAAAGTGCTGCGGAACCAAGAAAAACTACCAGGGAGAAGGGATACTACGCTACTACGTCTGTAAAGATACTAAGTGCCTGGAGGACTTTAAAACATTAGATAAGCCATAGCCGCAATATTATTTTATCATTTCGTCCACAACGTGGATTTTTCCGTCCACGTTGTGGATTTTTTTTTGTCCGCTACATTGCCGCTGCTATAAGAGAGTCATGAAAATTTTGGAGCAGATACGTCAATTGAGGATCGCAATGGGACGGGATATGAACTGCAACAATACGGAGGGAATATGGATAACGTAAATGGATTGCAAGAGGTTATTTCCCTACTGCGTGAAGCTCTGAAAGGTGGAGAAGAGCAAAATTATCAGAATTATTCGATATCCGATGAGTCCAAGCAAAAATGGGCGAATCTCCATGATGAATTCTCTGCTGCAAAACAGCAGAGAAAACAGAATCCATATTGGAAAGGCTCGCTGAAGGGAAATCCTCTGGCCATGACCGCGATGATTTCTAATCGAATGAACGAAATGAGAAGTGCCGGCGAGGACACTGATAACGCGAAAATTGATGGAATGGAAATAAAAGGAATGTCTCCAATTTCCGAAACGGAACAGAGAAAAGGAATAGAAGACCACCTAGTTTCCGCTATGGGCGGAACTCCGCAACGCGAAAAAGAATATTGGGAATGGCCAACGATAGACGATTCACCAAGGATGGAAGACCTGTACAGTCCTGGATTTCGCCCCGCTCTCGTGGGCGAGAAATTTCGTCGCGGTATGGCAGGATCGCAATCGAGTATGGGTGTAAATTCTCCGGCCACGAAATCTTCTCCGTATCTGGATAATAAACCTGCCGCAAAAAGAGAAAAACAACAGCAGGAGTTGGGACATCTATCGCCGACACAGTTGATGATCGAATTACAAAGAAGGGGCCTGGCGTAATTGGCAGTTCTTGCGCGAGTACAAATAACGCCCGCGTATGTTGCGGACCTGCGCACGTTGACCGGATATTATCTTGGCTACATACCAAATGAATACGCCGATCAGCCGTCGGCCGACTCGGCATATGAGTTGATACGGAATGACCCGGCGATTAAGCACTCTATGCACCTGTTGTCCCTGATGGTTGCAGGCGAGTATCACGAGATTGTGGCGGAGAATCCGGAATACGAACAGCAGGCGTGGATCGCAAGGCGAGCCCTGGCGCATACTCAGGATCTCGTAAAGGCAAGAAAAAGCCTGTGTGAGCACTCTGTTCTGTTCGGTCTGGGTGTGCAGAGAAAAATATATCGACACGTGGAGCTGCGCGGACTTCCCGGCGTGTGGACCGTGCCAGACAAGATCGTTGAAGTGGATCGCCGACGCATGCGTATCGAGCGGGACGAGGATGACAAAACGCGAACATATTGGACAATCTGGGAGCAGGCTATTGATAAATATGTGGTGATCGAGGATCGAAACTGGACGTCGGGGTACCGCGGACCAACGGTTCAGGATTTTATTTTCTATATCCATGATTACGAAGAAACAAATCCTTATTTCGTTGGATTTGGAGAGGTTCTTTATGGTCTCGCCTACATAAAAAAGAAGGCCATGAAGTACTGGGCCGACCTGGCAGAGAGTTGGAGTAAGCCCATGGCGACCTGGTTTATCGACTCCGCCAAGGCGGCGATCGATGCGTCTCTTGGTAGTGGGCACCCTTCACACACTCAGATAATCGAGAAAATGCACCAGATTATCGAAAATGCCCGCGCAAGGCACAGTGTTGTGCTGGATAGCTCGTACAAGCTTGAATGGTCCGAACATGGATCAGTTGGCCAAAATATAATTTCTGAGCTTATTGCTTATATTGATCAGAAAATTCAGCTTCTTATCCTGGGGGCCCAGCTTACCACGCAGGCTATCGCGGGTGGATCGTACGCGCTGGGCCAGATCCACCGCGGCGAACTGCAATCGATCGTTCAGTTTAACCGACTGCGCGAGGAGGAGGTCCTTGAAAGGCAATTCCTCTATGATTTTTATGAAATGAACTGGCAACAACTTGCCATGATGGGACTGGAAGTTCCAGAGCCGGGGGATGTCAAGTATAAGGTTCGAGTTTATAACGAGCAAATAAAGCAGGAGGCGATGCAAAACAGCCTCGCCGAAGGAGGAGAGGCCACTCAAAAGATGGCCGCGCAAATGTAATGGCGGTACAGTTAAAGAAAAAATACCCCTGGACAAAAGAAGCAGACGGCACCTTCACAATCTTCAATGTCGAAGTGTTTATGACTCACGACGATGAAATGGGGTGCGTGACTCCCGATGTCGGCGCTCGAATAGTCCAGAATTTTAAAAGATCAATTGATGCCGGCCACCTCCACCGCGTCCACGAGGGGCATCACGCCAAGGGAGTAGAAAACCGCCCAGCGGCCGGATTCCTGGATAACCTTCGATTCGATGGAGAATTTTTCTGGGCCGACCTGGCGGAGATTCCTCCAGGAATTTTTAGCAAGATACAGAGGAAAACACTTCCGTTCCGCTCAGTCGAATACGACGACAAGAAGGAAAAAATTGAAACACTGGCGCTGCTGGAAAGCCGGCCGCCGCATTTTGAATTACCCGCGCTTGTCCCAGCGGATGAGCCGGTGCAGATGTTGAGCGCGTATCAGCGCAAGATTAGTGATATGCGAAAGGAGAGAAAATTGAAGTTCTTCATGAAGAAAAAATACCAATCAGATGAGCCAGAAAAAAAAGAAGATCCGGCTCCTCCGGAAAAGGAAAACTCTTCGCCTGATACGCCGAAGGGCGAGGGCGATGAGGGCGGGGATATGGCCTCTCAGATAAAGGAATTAAAGGATCTGGTTTTGGCCCTGTGCTCCAAACTGCACGGAGACAGCGGCAATCAGGCTCCGGCAAAGCCTTACATGGATCAGGAGCCGGCGGCGATGGCCGGCCAGTACCAGAAGCCTACCGCTCCAGGCAATCAGCAGAAAAGTGAACTAGGACAAGTCCTGGCGGAATTAAAAACCATGGGATCGCGCATCGAGTCTCTGGAAAAAAGTCGCAATGGAGAAAGCCTTGAAATGGCTCTATCCCAGGTATGCCAGAATAATCCCACCCTGGATTATCAGCAGTGCATGGAATCAATGAAGCAGTTCCAGGATGACCGGGCGAGGTTGACTTTTGTTGAGACATTGGCGAAAAAGAAGTTGTATCAACAGAGTGAGCACCCTATGACTCGCTACGTCAAGAGCTTTACGCATGTTCCCGCCAAGGATGCTCTGTCAAAGTATCAAAAAGAAGATCCGGAGATCCAGGAGGTGGCGCGGCGCGCATACCAGGATTATCAGGATACCGCGAGCCAGAAGAATCGCGGGTATGCGGATGATTTCATCCGCCAGTGGGGAAAAACCCCGGATCGCCTCATCGAGGCTGCGGTTCAGGCAGAGAAGGACTTGCCGGGATCGTACGATGATATGTTCTTCGCTAATCATCAGGGAGGATAAGGATGACTAACCCTACTGAATCAATTGAGCGCGACTTTATTCCGTGGATAGAGGGGCGTGACGATACTGTGATAAAAAACGGTGTAACTCTGGTTTCTGGAGGTTTCGCTGCCTCTGACGTCTCAACCGGGAAAACGGAATTCGGTAACGACGCCGCGAACCTGTTGCCGATGGGTGTGGTCGTTGGACCTGCCGACGGCGACAACGAGCTGGGTCTAACCGGCAACTCCGGAGGAACCAAGCAGGTAACTACTCGTGGCGGTATCATCGAGCGCATGGCCGTCACCGGCGCCAGTGCGATCAGCGACAAATGGAAGCCAGTTTACGCCACGGATGGACAGGTTGCCACGTTAACGAAGCCGAGTGCCGGCATGGCGATCGGTCTCGTGGTGAAGTGGATCTCGGATACGACCTGTCTTGTATACCTGTTCTCGCCATTCGAGGCGTGGCAGTATTCGCTGATGGAAGTTTCTGGCCAGATCCGCTTCGTTGTCGGCAGTAGCTCTCTGGGCGGGACTTCTGCGAAAGATATTATCACTAACCTACCGATGACGCGGCATTTTACTATTGACAGCATCGCGGCCCAGGCGATCGCAATCGATGGCGGTGTCGTGGCCGGATCTCAGACTGTCAGCCTGGAGATTAACTCCACTCCCGTAACGGGAGGTGCTCTGCTTCTTCTGGCGACAAGCTGCGACGGTGAAGCGGACCTGGGAGTCGCTATTGCGGGAAGTGCGATTACGGCCGCAAATGAGGTGCATGTTGGCGACACACTCTCTCTGTTGATGGCTGCCTCTGGAACGGCATTCACCGCCGCAAAAAGCGCCTTATTTTTAATAACGCTGAACGTAACTTATAAACCCGGACCGTGAGAAAATAAACACCTGTTTTTGACCATCTAAAACAGGATAAAAAAGGACTAACAAATGCCAGTAATACAAAATGCTAACTCACAGCGCGCCGGGATTATTAATTTCCTGATGGAAACCTGGCGACAGAAGTTTCCAACTTTCGAGGAGCAATTTAAGCTCCTCGTCATGAACCTGCCGTACACCACCATACGCAATGCTGAGTATGGCTGGAAGGAGTCCGTGCCGTTCCCGTCTAAGTGGAAATACGGAACTCCGAGGACGTATAAGACTTTCAAGGACCGGCGCATCCGCGTCTCACTGATGCCTTTTACGCTCAACATCCCATACAACAAGTACGACGAAATGGATGACCAGCTCGGCGACATGAAGACCCATGTCAACCAGTCGATCGACCGTTACGGCATGCTCCCGGATCAGCTCGTGGCGGAGTATTTTAATAATACCCTCACGGGTGACCTGAACGACGCCTTTGCGTCCGTATGGGACGGAGCTTCTCTGTTTTCCGCCACGGACGGCAACGGGGATCCCCGGGGAAAAGTTTCCGGAGGAAACATCGTTACCGGATCCGGTAACAGCGTCGCCGCGATTATGCACGATATGGCCGTGGTGCAGCGACGATTCATGGCATTTCGCGACACCGCTAACCAGCCCATTTTTACTGAGGCTCAGGCGGCGTACACAAGAATGCACGCCATTATACCAACTAGTCTCAATGAAAAATTCCAGAAGATAACTAAGCAGGACATTATTAGATCTGACGCGGGATCTGTGACTGCGGAAAGCAACTACTTAAAAGGTGAATTTTTCTACCACGTCAATCCGTATCTTACTGATGCGGAGGATTATTTCGTAGCACTGGAGCACCCGTACTGGAAGCCGTTCGTTTACCGGAACCCTGGACAGAAAGGGCTGCGCCAGATCTTTGCGGATTACTCCAACTCGGACCATGCGCGAAACACTAACGAAGAGGCGCTTCTGACCGATATTCGCGTCGGCCTGGGATTGTGGTTTGTGCTCGTCCTTATTAAAGTCACCCAAGGGTAGAAAGAGGAGTTATGTTTTTGGAAACAGTGCAGGCTCAAATTCCCGTTCCATTGGAGGATATAAAGCGCAAGGCGCGGACGCCCTGGAGGGAGAGGGTCGCTAATCTAAATGATGCCGGCGACCCGAAGTTTAAATACATCTATGCCATCGACCCCAAGGCGCCATTTGAGTCCGAACAGATCGGGGACTTGAATTTCGAGAAGCGGGTATTCTCTCCGGACGCGAGTCTGGCCGGAAACGAGTCTACTTACTTTGCCCCGAAAATTCTCTCTGCGGAAATGACAGAAAAGCGCGCGGCCGCTTATATTGCCGCGGCCAAAGACCGATTTCGGCGTTGCGGAGTGAAAAATGTCGCCGGTGACGTCGAGTGGAAAGATTACTGTGTTGGCGACTATGTTATCGTAAAAAAATCGGAAGAGTACCAGGCGCCAAAGGATCTCGAAGAAATCGCAGCTCATGTAAAAATTCAGCAGCAATACAACGAGGCGCAGGACGAGATCGCCCGTCTCAAGCAATCGCTAATTGAAGAGCAGGCGAAAAACCAGCGCTCGAACGGAAAGAAGACGTAGTGGCACTGGCGGACGAAGTGAAAACCAGGATGGGCGGTTCGGGTAGTGTGCGCCTGCGGCAGCTCACGAACTACGATAACACCGCAACGTCCATAGATGATACGGTATTGTCTGCCGCATGCGCTGATGCTGCTGGAGAGTTCGCGAGAATTGTAGGTCGTGCGCTCGATACAAGCATTCCAACAGACGTTGCGATCGGTGTCCAGGGGACAATGTATTTTCTAGAACTATATAAAGGTCGCAGTTCTGCGATTTTTGACCAGGCGAAAAAAACTTTCTACTCGATGCTCCAGAATTTCCGCGAGAGTGTGGTTATTCTGCCCGATACGAACAGTGTCTTGCAGGCATCGCTTGAGAGGGCAGGGAGCAAACCAGACATGGATCGGAAAGTTGGGCCGTTCCGGGATCACATACCGTTTCGGCCAACCAATATTTCCGGGGAGGATGAGTCTTAATGGCAAGCACAGCAGTTGGTACGCGGAGTACGTTTGGAAAAGCGTCAGAGGGCGCTGCGCCAAAAATCGTCGACCTGCCGGTATCCTCGGGAAACCCGACGGTTTTAACGGTCCCGGACCGGGCGACGCAGCTCGTGATCATTCCCCACGCGGACATGCACTTTTCGTGGGGGGAGAGTGGTGTTGCTGCGGCCGCAAAAACCATAATCGACACGGACGATTCGCGCGGCAAACTTCCATCTGGAATGGCAATGGTTATCCCGGTTTCCGGTTGGTCCTCGTTCTTTTATGTGCGCTCAACAGGAGCGGCGGTAACGGACGGTATCACATACTTCTGGGTCGAGGAGGATTAAATGGCCGGAGTAAGTTTCGGTGGTGGGGCCACGCAGGGCTGGACTCGCAACTATCTTGATGCAAGAGATTACCAGGATAGCGTAAAAGACAAGGATTTGACAGCTCCGCCCGGGAGTCCTTCGGAGGGAGATCGCTATATTGTTGCCAGCCCGGCTACCGGCGATTGGCTGGGCAAGGAAAACAATATTGCCGTTTTTACTTCCGGAGCCTGGCTATTTGTCTCCCCAAATGAGGGGTATTGGACCGAAGTTGAAGACGAAAATAAAATATATATTTTTATCGCATTATGGGTTGATGTCTCAACAATTATTGACCATGGGAGTCTGGTTGGCCTGGGCGACGACGACCACAGCCAGTACCACAACGATACTCGCGGGGATGCAAGATATTTCCGTGAAAACGAGCACCTGAACGCATCGGCTGGGGCTGGAGATGCAGGGAAGCCCATAGTGCTTGATGCG